AAAAGTACGTTACAAGGTAATGAGTTTGAACTAATATGCCACTTACACGCAAAATATTACAATCATAAATACCACAAACCTTGCACTTGCAATCCAAAGAAAATAAAGTTATGGATAAAACAACTTAACGTAATTTGGAATAATGGGAATTAAAAAAATTCACGAATGGGAAAAGGCAGTTGTATTTCTACTTAACCTAGATGGTTGGGAGTTGGAACATTGTGGTGATGGATATTCAAGATATGATGCAAAAGGAAAAACTCCAAAGGGCAAGAATTGCGTTATAGAGATGAAATTTAGAAACAAGTATTATGAAGACAAGATGCTTGAAAAAGATAAGTATGATGCTTTGATGGATCTGGATGAAGATATTGTAAAGATATTTTTTGTAAATGACCCAAAGGGAAACTTTATGTATTGGCTAAATATTTTAAAGATGCCAAATCCGGTGAAAAAATATTGCCCAGATACTACAATGTGGACAAAGAAAAGATTGCTTAAAGATGTTTATTTGCTAACAGAGAATGATGCGAGTAGGATTAATATTAATATTGACCCTTTTTAAATTTTGTTTATAAGTTGATAAGTGTTATATTTGTTTTATATTAATTTTTAAAACATACAGAATGAAACAGACAATTAATTTTTGGCAATTTAATGATGCATTTTCTAAATTAGACAGAGAGCATCAATTTACTTACAGAGGAAAAAAAGCCTTATTTGAATTTTTGGAAGAATATGAAGATGATGCGGATGAAGAAATAGAATTAGATGTGATTGCATTATGTTGCGATTATGTTGAATATGAAAACATAGGAGAATTTTGGTTGGATTATGATAAAAAGGAATTTCCGAATGAAGCAGCTATTGAATGGCATACGATGTTTATTCCAATAGATGATGATGCTTTTATAATACAATCATTTTAATATGAAAGTTAACGAAGCAGCTTGGGAAAAGCTAAAGAAACAAATAGAGTATTACACGGAAGCTGATACATCTATATCAGACATATCGATTAACTACCAAGTTAAAGAAACGAAGAATAAAAATTATTTAAGACTTAACATAACAATAGACAAATGGGACAAGATAACAGAATAAAAGAATTAGAAGCAAAAATAGGAATTTTAGAAAAGCAATTAGAGGACTCCAGGACACATACCTATGTAGGTGAAACACACCAATTACATTGTAGTGATGGAGAGCTATATATTGGTTATGATAGATTTGGTGAGGAGTGTACCCTTGTAATGGATGTAAACCAACTTTATAGGGACTTGCCTTTTATTATCAACCAAGTGTGTAAGGAGCAAAAGAAGATGCAGCAAATGCACCTTAAATTAATTAAAGAAGCACAGACAGAAATATGATTTTATTAGTAGATGCAGATAGTTTAATTTTTGCAAGTTGCTATCGTAAAAGAGAAACTCCGGAAGATGAAAAGTACTACAAGGATATTGTAGATGCTAGAAATAAGTTTGACCAACAGTTTATGAAAATTGTGAATGATCTGGAAGAAAAGTATACTATTGACAAGGTGCTTTGCTTTAGTGGTTCAAAGGGTAACTTCAGAAAGCTAATCACAAAGAAGTACAAAGCGAATAGAAAGAAGCAAGAATTACCTCCGCTATTGAATGAGATGCACCAATATGTGAAAGAGCAATACGATAGCATATGGGGATCTGGTATTGAAACAGATGATATGGTTGCGAGGTATTGGAAGCAGATTAGTGATGATTTAGGTAGGGATGAAGTGATGATTGTATCAATAGACAAGGACTACAAACAATTTCCTTGCTTGATGTACAACTATCACTATAAGCACCAGATCGTGCTAGATATAACAGAAGAAGAAGCGAGATATAATTTTTATGCTCAAATGATAGAGGGCGATACTGCTGACAATGTAAACTACTTTAAAGGAAAGGGAAAGAAGTTTGCGGAAAAATACTTTGCAGATTGTATAACAAAATATCAATACACTAGGAAGCTATACGAATTATTTAAACAAGAATACAAAGGTAAGGCTAGACAAAATTATGTTGAGTGCTATCACCTTTTAAAATTAAGAACACAATGAAAGACAAAATAGTTGAAGATTTAAAAAAAGAATTTGACATAAGAAGTTGCGTTGGAATAGATAAATACAAAACAACACTAGAAGATAATAACAGAGATGATTTTTTGCAGCACTTAAAAGAAGAACTTATGGATGCAGCATTATACATACAAAAACTACAAAGCAATGGAAGAAAATAAAATAGACATACCGATATTAAAAACACCTAAAGAAATAAGTGATTTACTAATAACAATTACCGGAGTTGATATATTTGAGAAAACAAGAGTTAGAAACATAATAGAGCATAGAGCTTTTTTATGTTATTTACTAAAAGACAAGTTTGATCTGGGGCCAAGTGCTATTTCTGCATTTATGAGAACCCAACCAAAGCTAAAAACATATGACCACGCAACAGTAATACACGCGTTAAAAATGTTTAAGGTTTACAAATCATATAGAGAAGAATACTTTGATACTCTGGAAAGTTATTTTGATATAAGTCCGGATGCAGATTATAAGGAATTACCAAAATTGGAAAGGTTGTTAAATCAGTATAAAGAAATTAAAAGCAAATACAACATTGCTAGTAACAAGATAAAGAAATACGAAGAGCAGTTAAGTGAGGTTAAGGAATTAAGAAGAAAGATTAAATCTGGTTTTACTGAAAATGAAATACTTTACAGAGATTTAAACAAAACCCAAATGAAGATATATGATGAAAGAGCAGAATTAGTATTAAAATCTTTTGAATGGCAAAAACCTAAAAATGAGTATGAAATAATTAATTGTGCATCATAATATGTTAGAAGAAATAGTTGCATTACATAGTGAATTAGAGTTTTATATAGCAGATGGATTTGATGATGCTATTATTGGAATTGCTACAGATTTCACAGAACCAAAGTTGATATATTCAGTGTCTATATGTTTGGATATATTAGAAAAAGAATTTAAAGAGTCTGAACCAATTTCTGAAAACCCAAGGATTGACGCAATAGATTATTTTAATTATAATGTATGTGGCGCATATGTAGGTGAAAAAACTCCGATCTGGTGTTGGGATATATTTTAAACTATGATAAAAAAAGAATGGCTATTTATGCAAACACCAAAAGAAAAAGCATACCAATTAGTAAAAGCATTTTATGTAGAAACAACAACAAGCACAGAAGCAAAACAATGTGCTAAAGTACATACAAGACTTATACTAGAAAACGAAACAATAAAACCATCTAACAACCAAGCAATAGAATACTATCATCTGGTTGAAGAAGAAATAAATAAATTATGAGCAAGAAACTAATACAAAAGCTACAGCAACTCATTGATAAATTACCAAAGGGTAAAGAAAGAAAATCAATAAAAGAAATAGTGCTAGAATTAAAGTTAAGAAATAAATAAATTAAATACGTTATATAGATATGGAAAAAGTAAAAATTAGTAAAGTAGTACCTAACAAAAACAATCCAAGAATAATTAAGGATCAAAAGTTTAAAAAGCTAGTAAAGTCAATTAAAGACTTTCCGGAGATGCTTAAATTGCGCCCTATTGTGGTAAATAAAGATCTGGTTGTGTTGGGTGGTAATATGAGATTAAAGGCTTGTAAAGAAGCCGGATTAAAAGAAGTGTATATTTTAAAAGCTGATGACCTTACGGAAGAACAACAACAAGAGTTTATTGTAAAAGATAACGTAGGGTTTGGAGAATGGGATTGGGATATTTTAGCTAATGATTGGGATGCAAATAAATTGGAAGAATGGGGATTAGATGGATTTCCTTTTGAGGATTTCACCGGAGTTGAAGAACCAGAAATTGAATTTAGCGAATACCTAGATGAAAAACACAATTATGTAGTTTTGCTTTTTGACTCTGAAGTTGATTGGTTATCAGCACAAACTCATTTTAATATTAAATCTGTTCATTCAATGAGAGCAAACGGAAAACCCTGGTCTAAAGGAATTGGGAGGGTTTTAAATGGAGCCAAATATTTAAAAGACATAAAAGATGAATAACATATACATACCTTCTTACAATAGAGCTGACAAAGTTAGAACTTACGAGTATCTAGGTTGCGGTAAAATAATTGTACCTAAAAGCCAAGAAAAAGAATACAGAAAAAGATATGGCGATGCAGTTCAAAGTATTGAAGATAGCAGAGATGGTTCTGTATCTAAAAAAAGGAATGCTGTTTTAGATTTAATTAAAGAAGAACAAAAAGATGGATATGGATGGATTATAGATGATGATCTGGTGAAAGTTAAAAGAAAAAAAGAAAGCAAAGATTTAGATGGTGAAGAAACATTGGAGTTATTAGAGAGGCTATACATAATGGCTAAAGATTGCGATATTAAATATGCGGGAATAGATTACTCACTTGATAATATGAAACTTAAAGACTATCAACCCTTTTCTTTTACTAAAGTTATATTTCACTGCACTTTAATTTGTGAGAATGACGGAATTAGATATGATGAAAGATTTAAGATAAATGAAGACGTTGAGTTTTGGGTACAAAAGTTAAACTCAAACAGAAGACTTTTAAAAGACAATCAATATGCAACTGTAACCTATGGAGAGGATGGCGGAAAAGATAGTGTGATTAAGTATACAAATGATGATAGAAGAGTTTACGCAACTATGTTGAATAACAAATGGGGGGAAAAGATAATGAATTGGAATAAAACAAGGTTTGAATTTAAAACACCAATAAAAGGAGTATGAAAATATATGCACCTAGTTACAAAAGAGCTAAAGGAGTTAAAACTCACAAAATAATAGAAGATATAATTTATTGCGTTCACGAGTTTGAGGCAGATGATTACAAGAAGCTAGGTTATAATGTTGAGGTTATGCCGGATAGTATAAAAGGAAACATAGCAAGGGTGCGTAATTATATGCTTGATAACTATATAGGAGAAAAAGGTTTGATTGTAGATGATGATCTGGAAGCTATAAAAAGATGGAATATAAAAGAGGGAAAGCCAAAACAAGAGATAATTAAAAATATTACGGAATGGGTTGAGCAAGGGTTCAATATGTGCGAAGAAGTAGGGGCTAAACTCTGGGGGGTTAACATATTAGGAGACAAAGGAAGTTATAGAGAATATACACCCTTTAGTTTAACAAATACTGTATCTGCTTCTTTTATGGGATTTTTAAATAATGAATTGAGATTTGATGAAAGATTGCCTTTAAAAGATGACTATGATTATTGCTTGCAGAACTTAAATGAACATAGGAAAATATTAAGAATTAACTATGCTTGTTTAGTGAAGAAAGACCACGGAAATTTAGGGGGATGTGCTGATTATAGAACAATGGGCAGAGAAAAAGAACAAATAAAATTAATGCAAAAGAAATGGGGTTCAAAAATTGTGAAGCTAGATAACACACAAAAAGGTAAAAAAATAAAAACCTTTGACTTAAATCCTATAATAAAAGCACCAATAAAAGGAGTTTAAATATGAACAAAGATAGACACATAAAAAAGGAAAGCTTATTAAAAGCACTAGAGCAGAGTTTAGGAGTTGTTACGGTAGCTTGTAAGAAAGCAGACGTTCCCAGGTCAACTTACTATAAGTGGCTTAAAGATGATGAAGCATTTGCTATTGAGGTGAGGGATATTGAAAACGTAGCATTAGATTTTGCGGAAAGCCAATTACATAAACAGATAGCTGATAACTCAACTGCTGCTACAATCTTCTATCTAAAGACTAAAGGAAAGAAAAGAGGATATATTGAAAGACAAGAGATTACCGGAGCAGATGGAATGCCTACTAATTTTCAAATAGAGATAATTGATAAAACCGAAGATACAGACTAATATAGTTTATAAGCACCTAGCCAACACAGATAAAAAAATTGTAGTTGAGCAAGGTGGTACAAGATCTGGAAAGACTTATAATATTCTTTTATGGATAATATTTAACTATTGTGCTAATAATAACAATAAGGTTATAACAGTTTGCCGTAAATCATTTCCTAGTTTAAGAGCAACGGTAATGAGAGATTTTATGGCTATCCTACAAAATTATAATTGTTATAGTGAACAGAACCATAATAAGTCAAACTCTGAATATCACCTATTTGGGAACCTAGTTGAATTTATATCTTTAGACCAACCTCAAAAGATTAGAGGGCGGAAAAGGGACTTGCTATTCGTTAATGAGGGTAATGAGTTGTACTATGAAGATATGCAGCAGTTATTATTCAGAACACAAGACAGAATAATATTAGACTTTAATCCATCGGATGAATACCATTGGATATATGATAAGCTAATACCTAGAGATGATTGTGTATTTTATAAAACAACCTACCTAGATAATCCTTTTATTGAAGCATCTATAAGAAGTGAGATAGAAAGGCTGAAAGATACTGATGAACAGTATTGGCAGATATATGGATTAGGAGAAAGAGCAGCGAGCAGAAGCACTATATTTAAGTATGTTGAGGTTATCCAGATCCCGCAAGAAGCAGAACTAATTGCATATGGAATGGATTTTGGTTACACGAATGACCCTTCCACTTTTGTTGCGGTTTATAGCCAAGGGCATAATCTTTATATCCAGGAACATCTATATAGAACTCAAATGACTACGAGTGATATAAATAAATTCCTTAAAGAATTAAATCTAACAAGTAAACCAATTTATGCAGATAGTGCTGAACCTAGATTAATTTCAGAACTCCGAGCAATGGGACATAATATATTTTCTAGTATAAAGGGAAAGGATAGTGTGAATGCCGGAATTGATTTATTAAAGAGATATAAAATACACATCCTATCCACCTCAACAAATGCCATAAGTGAGTTTAGGAATTATAAATGGAAAGAGGATAGATCTGGAATGTTGACTAATACTCCGGAAGATAAAAATAACCATATTATTGACCCTTGCCGTTACGCAACC